GGATACTGTCGATCTTGATGGAGTCAGATTCATCGGGTGCACCTTGTGGACAGATTTGGATAAAGGAAATCCAATGACTGTCTATGAGGCAAAGTGTCATATGAACGATTACAATTTGATTCGTGTCGGCAATCACGCCGAGCCCTATAAGCGGCGCCTCGACCCCCTCGATACGATGAAAGATCATATGGTGATGAAAGATTGGGTTTTTGAGCAAACCCTACAAGCGAGACTTGATGGTCTGAAGCCGGTTGTCATGACTCACCATCATCCAAGTTTTGAGTCGGTGCCTGATAAGTTTAAGCACAATATGCTTAATGGTTGTTACTGCAGTGACTTAGTGGATGATGTTTTTGAGAATGGTCCTGACCTTTGGGTCGCTGGCCACATTCACGAGAAGCGTGACTACATGATCAACAGGACTCGACTGGTGTGCAATCCACGTGGTTATCACGTTAAAAAACAAAGCGGCAACTGGGATGAGGATACAAGTTTTGATGAAAATTTTGAAGTGGAAGTATAAGTTCGAAGGGTTGCACGTTGCCGAGGCAGTGATGATTGTCGGGGCGATTGTTGGGTCAACCATGCTCGCAGCAAACGCAGACTTTTCCAAGTGGGGTTATGCTTTCTTCACTATCAGCTCTGCATTCGGCGTCTACGTTGGTTTCCAGCGCAAGGCGAATTCTTTGACATTATTGAACGGATACTTTACAATTGTAAATATAGCCGGTGTGTATCGCTGGCTAATGTAAACCTTGAGTAGTTTATTGACAACATGGAGAAAATTATGAGCCCTAAAGAAATTGATTACCTTGATGAAATGCTGCAATCTGGTAACTTGGTAGTAGTTGAGTTTATCAAGGCTGACGGATCTGAGCGTACTATGCGCTGCACTAAAGACTTCAGCTTGATTCCTGTAGACCAACACCCAAGTGAGATCATTGATGCACCTGCATATAATGATCTCATGAAGGTGTTTGACGTTGACGCACAAGCATGGCGAGCATTCAAACCTAGCCGAGTGACACGGTGGGGGCCTGCATGAGTCGTTGGGACGATTATTTCATGGATTTGGCGGTGCGGTCGGCTCAAATGTCGTACTGTCAACGACTGAAAGTCGGTGCAGTTGCCGTCCGAGGAAAACGACCCATTCTTTCGGGGTGGAATGGCACATCACCAGGTGAAGATAATTGCTGTGAAGAAACTCGTAGAGAGTGGCATGAGGATGGTTATTCAATGATTGAAACTCAAGTCACCAAACTTTCAGTCAATCATGCCGAGCGCAACTTGATTGAGTACGCTGCCAGTGAGGGAATTTCACTCAAAGGAAGTATCCTTTATATCACTCATGCACCATGCATCGAATGTGCCAAGTCAATCCGCAACTCGGGTATTGTTGAGTTAGTTTACCGTGACGTTTATCGCTGCGATGCGGGCCTCAATCATCTTAAAAATATGACAGTGAGAAGATATGCCCCAGTATAGAGTAGTTTCAAGGGTAGTTCAACCAGCAGGTTTTATCAAGAAAGAAAAAGTCGTCCTCGTCATTCAACGTCGAGGGCGAGGAATGGGTTACTCTGGTCTAATCATAGATATGTGGTTTGACTGCGACGAGAGTGACATAACAGAAGTAGTATTAGCATTATTTTCAAACGAGGAGAAGTAAGTATGGCAAAAGAAATCGTAATCCCAAGTAACCCTGCAGAACTCAAAACCATTCAGGCGGCTATGAAGGAAATGAGCGACTGCATGATTCGTATTGATGCAGAAAAAGACGCAATGAAAGACATTGTTGAAGACCTCAACGAGAAGTATGAGTTGCCCAAAAAGTTCATTAGCAAAATGGCTCGAGTGTATCATAAGCAGTCATTCGACAAAGAGTCAGTTGAGCATGAAGACTTCGCTGACTTGTATGTTGCAGTAACCGGAGCTAAGTAATGGCTACCCTGACTGGTAATGTTGATCAAGTCACTGATCTACTAGTTCGGGGTATTCGTGAAGATTTGTCTAAATCAATCGAGGCAAAAATTCACGCCGAAGTAGACTCCATGATTAAGGAGCTCGCTGTTGAGTACGCTAAAAAGGTTGCAGTACATTTGACCGGTCTTCAAACATTCGACGCAGCGAATGGCCGAGTTGTACTAAACCTCCGACTCGTGGTTAACAATAAAGAGGTACCTGTTGACATTAATTAAAAAGTCTGTATAATGCTTCATATTGAGTAAGGAGATATACCATGATGCCCAAGTCTGTTATAGGATTGCTTTTCTGGTTGGCTTTCATCCCAACCTTCATTGCGTTGCTGGTGTTCGGTGAGCAAAAGGAAGGACAATCTGCTTTGTCATATTATTTCAAGAAGACACTTATAGCTGTTGGTGTCTCGTTGGTGTGGCTTGGCGGCATCAGTTACTACCTGATCTCTAACGGCATCTAATATGAAAATCGGGGACAAAATCGAATTTACCTGCAACGGTAAAGGTCGTGGCGGGCATTATCATGTTACTGCCATAGTTACCAAGGTCAACCGCAAAAACGTGCTGGCTTCTGAAGCAGAGCGTAGCTACCGCCCTGGAACCCGTTGGAACTGGCCTATCGGCTACGTCGAGCGACTTAATGGTGAAAGTTTCCCGGGTTATAACAAATATGGGTAGACATTAAATCAAATCTCTGTATAATACTTCATATTGAGTGGGGAGATAAATATGTCTTTTGATTTTCGCCAGGTGATGATTGACCGCCTCCTTAAGATGGGTTGGGGATATTCCACACCATCCCAATCGGACGTTGATAGTATGCGGAGATATTACAGCGAAATGTCAGATGAGGATATTTTCGATGAATACTCATCAGATACTTACAAAGCTGGTCAAGACAGCATGTCTGGATATTGACATTAAATCAAAAGTCTGTATAATAATATACATTGAATAAGGAGATGAAGATGAACCGTAAACAATTTGTCCTGCTGTGTCTTGCCCCGCTTCAACCATTCTTCTCTATCCATGAAGGGTTCAAGCGAGCGAAGCTGTTTTCACATCTAAAAACTGCGTTTAAAAACGATTTTCAGTATACCAAAAAATTGTGGAAAGAATTAGCTTGACATTAAATCGTCGTTATGTAATAATAGTACATATTGTGATGAAAGGTGATTGATGGCAGTCTCTAATAAAACCCGTGCAAAACGTGCCGCCCATATCAAGAAGACTTGGGAAGCTGATATGCCCGCATTTAAACCTCTTGACTATACTGTCTCGATGTTGAAAGTGCTTGGTTACTTTGCTGCGAATGTTGACGACAAAGTCAAGAAGACGCTCGCTCTCGAATATTGGAAAGCGCAGGGCAAAGATGTTACACCTCTGGCGAAACTTGCTGAAGGTTGGTTCACTCAGGCTGGCCCTGTAGCATACATGATCTCCAACGGCAACGCACTAGATGATCGTGACGTGTTGTTTTTGTCGAAGCATTACGTCAAACTGGTCGAATTCGCAAAACAGAAGGAAGCGAAAGAAGCGAAAGAAGTCACTGCTGTTGTCGTCAAGCCGAACCCGCAAGATGCAATCCGAGCAAAAGCTGATGTTATTGGGGCCGAACTTGATGGTTTGATTGATGATACTTTAAAGGGCAAAGTCACGATTAACGTGAAAGAGTTCCTAACTCGTAATGGTGTGTCTGGCCCAGTCGCTAAGTGTTTGGTGGGATTCTATAAGCCGATGCTGAAGGAACTTGATGTAGCATCAAGTGACAAAGATTACCAAATGTCTGAGGCGTATTCGCACCTCGGCAAGCGTGAAATGAAGCGCCTGCATGATTTTGTGCGTGGGATTGTTGCAGGTTGTGACACGGTCGCAGTTATTGCAAAAACAACCCGTAAGCCTCGCACTCGTAAAGAGAAGCCGGCTGGCGTGTTGGTTGCGAAAGTCAAGTACCTGAAAGAGTACGCAGACCTGAAGCTGAAGTCCGCTCATCCTGAAAAAATGGTTGGTGCAGAAGAAGTCTGGGTGTTCAATGTCAAGTATCGCAAACTGTTCCAATATGTGGCACAAGATGGGATGCAGCTGTCTGTAAAAGGAACAACACTGCAGAACTTTGACCCCGAGAAGTCTGGGGCGAAAACCATCCGCAAGCCTGAGGAGTTTTTCAAAGGTGTTGATTCAATGACGAAGCGTCCGCTTGTAAAAGCATTCAAAGATATCCGTGGGGTGTTGGCGAAGGCTACAGGCAGAATCAACGAAGAATGTGTTATTGTTAAGGTGTTTTGATCATGGAAAAATATTTAGTGGGTTATATTGCGGGGATGTTGACCATCGGTGGCTTGTTACATATGTTTTCAGAGCATACCGTATTTTATAAGCAAGGTCAGGTCGATGCGTTGTCTGGCAAAATTCAATTTGAACTTAAAACTAACCCAGATCAAACTACCGAATGGGAATCAAAGGAAAAACAATGAGTAACGAAAACAATCAAGATACACCAGCGGCTGCGGTCAAGCGACCACGTGGGAATCCAAACTTCGGTAAAAAGAAAGCTGCGACCGTGGAGACAACCCCCGCAGCTACAGTGAATAATACTATAATGGACACGGTCACTGACGAAAATGGCAAGGTGTACAACTACCGATATGTCAGCAATGAATCTGATATTTGGTTAAAACTATACGCCGCTATTCTGGGAACGTATAACAGCCCAGGTGTAGGTCCAGTTAAACAGGCTGCGTCTTATGCTGATATTGCTTACCAGGAATATCTTACTCGGTACCCAAAATGATCACAGTCGACTTTAACCAAGTCGTAATTTCCAATCTGCAGATGCAGCTTAAGGGGCAAGCCAACAGGAAAAATCCTGAGGGTAAGTCCCTTATTATGCATATGATCTTTACTACGCTTCTGTCGTACAAAAAGAAGTTTGGTAAAGAATATGGTCAGATGGTTATTACTACTGACAACAAAAAATACTGGCGGAAAGAAGTGTTCCCACTTTACAAAGGCCACCGCAAGCGTGACCGAGAGAAGTCCGAAGTTGATTGGGAGTTCATTTTTGAATGCATGAATGAAGTCAAAGCTGACTTGCGAGAACATTTCCCATACGCAGTTATTGACGTGCCCGGTGCTGAGGCAGACGACGTAATCGCCTGTTTGGCTAAGTATTCCCAGACCAACGAACTTAAACAGATTGGGCTGTTCGATGGTGAAGCTGAGCCATTCATGATTGTGTCGAGCGATACTGACTTTTTCCAGTGTCAGCAATACTCGAATGTTAAGCAGTGGTCACCTATGGCGAAGAAGTTCATTAAGCCAGCTGAACCTCTACATAACTATATCGTGGCTCATATCTGTCAAGGTGACGGTGGTGACGGCATCCCCAATATCGTATCTCCAGAGAATAGTCTGTTTGATAAGATTCGCCAGAAGCCTTTTAAAACGGATCGTCTACCGGAATTCATAAATAAAGGTATAGATGCCTGTAAAAATGAAGATGAACGCCGCAGGTATCAATTGAATGAACGGCTGATCGACTTTAAACATATCCCTCAGCACATATATGATGCCATTATAACCGAATATGAGTCGCAAAAACCCTCGGGTGGGAAGCAGAAAGTGTTTAACTATCTGATCAAAAACCGCATGAGACATTTGCTTGAAAACGCAGGAGATTTTTAATGAGTGCACCACTAAGATATGTTAATGAAGTTTTGTCCAAAATCGACAAGGCTGAAGGAGACGAGAAAGTCGAACTCCTGAAAAAGTATGGTGCTATGCACCCATACAACATGATCCTGTCGTTGAATTTTGACGAACGAGTTAAGATCAATGTACCCGAAGGCGTACCGCCTTACAAGCAAGACGAATCCCAACACCCAGATACCTTCCAAACCACGCTATCACAGCAGATTAAGCGGGTTGGTGGGATTCTGGTCGGCCGAAGCGAAAATATCCCGAAGATGCAGCGTGAAAGTATCTTCATCCAAATTCTTGAAGGAGTTCCTCCTCGTGAAGCAGAAGTTCTTGTTTTTGCGAAAGATAA